GTATCATCAGCGATACAGTTGTAGAGTTGCCTTATGACATTACAACCACAGACCCTGAGACTGGCGAGCCTTACGGACAATCAGTTACTAACGCCCCTACTACTTTCTATCGTGATGTAGACGGTCTCAACCATATAGCGTTTAATGACTGTCAGATTGTTGGTTGCTATGGCACATACTTACGCATCTCACATGACCGAGTAAACTTCTTTAGGCGTGTAGTCTTTAACAACCTAATGATTCATGGCTCAAACAAGAAGTACCAAGATGACGCACAGCAAGGGCCAGCAGGAGACTTAATACTTATTGAGGGTGGTATCGGTAGTGTAGATTTCCGTGGGTTACGCTTGAACACCAACGAAGTAGACAAGAGTGTTACGCCTAATATTCTGTACGCAGGTATGCGAGTAAGAGCAGGCCAGACTATTACGCAAGACATTCCTGACCGAGTTTGGATTAACGACCTCGATATGCTCAACCTTAACAACGATGGCGAAGCTATGTTTGTCATTGAGAAAGTTAAGAATATGTCAGTCAATGGTACTGTTGCCGCTAGTAGCCAATCAGGTACAGAGCTAAAGGTGTTAGCAGACTCTGTTACTGTTGGATTGGATTACAATGTAATTCCTGGTACATCTAAGAATATCCGAAACGTGGGTGTTGCAGAGGCTTTTGTTATTGATAGCACTGTAGCAGACAAGGTATTCATTACACTTAATCAGCGCAAAGAAACCAGTATATCTGAAGATGATTATAGAGAGCTAACATCTGACACTAACCAAAACGCAAGGCTTGGAGACACAAGATTTAGCAGACTGTACAGAGCTAACCTAGTTAAGAACGCTCCCAATGTAGGAGCAACTCAAGCCGCTACAGAGTGGACTCTTGCTGATGGCCGGATGGCATACATTCCTGCACGTAAGGCTGGAGCAACAGCCGTTGGAACTTGGACTGCATCATCTACCAGTGGTGAGTATTACTTAGCGACAACTGCAAGCACTAGACTGACAGACGTATCGCAAGTTATTGAAGACAACTACATGATACTCAATGAGGGGACTCTTGGCTCCCTTGCATATGGCGAGTGGAAGGTAGGTGACAACGATAGTCTTGGTTACAATACGTTATACGTTAAACCTCTTGCGCCCGTTTCTCCTGCAAGTATGGGGGAGACTGACCTAAGATACAAGAAAGCGGCAGACGGGCTTGTGAACAGAGTTACACGCAGAACTTTTTATGGTGGCGACTTGCCAAACACGGGCTATTATTACAATGGCGATTTATTTTATGATTTCACTCCTTCAGCTACAACAGGCGACCCAGTGGCTTGGATATGTAGGGTAAGAGGGTATGGCGATGTAGGCCAGATAGGTGGAACAGCAACTTGGGAAGTATTTGGGGTTATAGATGGTTGAAGAAACTAAGGAAGTTATGGATATAGCGGCAGCATCAACTGGGGTACTAGCACTGGCGGCATGGTTGCCCCCTGTGGCATCACTGTTTACAATAGTCTGGTTAGGCCTAAGAATCTATGAGTCAGACACAGTTCAAGGACTGTTGGGAAGGAAGTAATGATCGAGAAGTTTATAGCACCTGTCACTAACTTACTGGACAAGTTCATACCCGATGCGGATACCAAGCAGAAGATCGCCCACGAGATTGCAACAATGTCTGAACGCCACGCGCAGGAAATCGCACTGGCTCAGATCGAAGTCAACAAAGCAGAAGCAAAAGGAAACTGGTTCCAATCAGGATGGCGACCCGCAACCGCTTGGACTTGTACCGCTGGATTTTTTGTGAACTTTCTCATATCCCCGATAGCCGCTGGCTTTGGCATAGAGATTCCACAGGCTGACACTTCGACCATGTTGCCTGTACTAATGGGTATGCTAGGATTAGGAACAATGAGAACTTACGAGAGAGTAAAGAATGGGTAAAGTAACTAACCTCCGTCCAGACCTATCAGAGCTATGTGAAGAGTACGATACTATTATTGTAATAGGTGTTAGTGAAGACCAGATACAGATCGTATCTAACATGGAAGACCCAGACATTCTATACAGTATGGAAGTAGCTAAGGCAGAGCTGATCAATGCTTACTTCAACAGCTACGAGGTACACTGATGCAGATGCAATACTTCGACCTGAAGGAGTTTGACTGCCAAGAGACTGGCACCAACGAGATGAATCCTTTCTTCTTAGAGAAGCTAGACTATTTGCGTCACCAGTGTGGCTTTCCCTTCAAGATTACCAGTGGATACCGAGACCCTTCTCACTCCATTGAGGCACGTAAGACCAGACCTGGAACCCATGCCAGAGGTATTGCTGCTGACATTCAGATCAACAGCGGCTCAGAAGGTTATGTGATTGTGCGTGAGGCCATGAAGATGGGGCTAGGCGGGATAGGTATTGCCAAGAACTTTATCCATGTAGATATGCGTGACACAGTGCAGGTTATCTGGACTTACTAATCGGGAGATGTCCGGCTAGTTATCGGGAGATATTTGCTTCTTTGGCTAGGCACTCCCAACCCTCAAAGACTTCAGCGTTGCCTTGTAGTATATAAAATACACTTGGATTTCAAAAACAAGTATATGAATATGTGTACTTATTAGTTTAAAAGTATATGAATATGTGTACTTATTAGTTTAAAAATGTACGGATATAAGGTGCTACAGTACCCAAACTCTTAACTTAGTAAACTCTTGCTAGTCTTCTTGGACTCTTTGAATGCCTTAGCTGTGGGTGCACCCTTGGCTCCAGGCTTTCTCATCTTCTCAGAACTACCTGCTTTGATGCGCTTACGTTTGGCATGGATGTTTGCGTATAGACCTTTCATTACCACTTACTCTTGTTGGCCCAGTACGCGGCAGACATCTTACCCTTGGCGATGTTCTTAGCGTGACGAGCTTTGAAGGATTTACGACGAGCCTTTTGTTTGGCTGTCTTAGGATTGGCACCTGCACCACTCACGCCTTGCTGACCATAGCGTATTGTCTTCACATTATCGCCTTCCTTGGCGACCACAACATGAGATTTGGTGGGGTGCTTTGGGGTTCTCTTTGGCTTGTTGTAGCCAGAGACTCCGATTCGGGATAGTAAACTAGATTTCTTAGTGTCTTTTTTCATGCCCCGATTATAACATATTCAGGTATTTATTTCTCGTCGTATTCCATCTCTAGCAACATCTCGCAGTAATGTATGACCTTCCGTATATCCTCGGCACCATTCTTTTCACGATGGCGTGTGATGTACTTGATGACGTTACCCTCAATAAATCCCAGCTTATTCTTGTAGGTGTACTCGATTGGCTGTATCTCCTGCATATAGTGGCTGCCGCCTTCTTGCTTATTTAGGTAGCTCATACTTCTTCCTCAAGTAGTTCATGGATACAGGCATCTCATCACACTGACCATCGTTGACTTCGTGTAGCATCCATACACCACGCCAGCTACTGTTGGTCTGGGCTGTCAGGTAGTCCTCATCATGGACGTAGAAGATACCAGCGAACAATCCGATCATGGGCTTCATGTCTGCTCGGTTGGCAAAGGCAATGTCTCTATCCTGAACGTGACCCATCACACAGCTCATGTGCTTCTTGGATAACATCAGCTTGGCACTGCTGACTGGCCGACCCATGATGCCACTGGTGAAGTAATGAGAGTAAGCAATCCCATCAATGACACAGACCTCAAGGAAGTCATAGACCTCCCAGCCCATCTCATCCAGCTTTAGATCAGCATAGCCTATCAGTCCCTCTAGCTTGGCATCAGACTCAATGGCTCTCTCAATGCGTTGCTCATGGTTGCCCAACGTAAATACTAGGCGTGGGTTCCAGCGCTTCTTCTTGTTCTCGGCAAGTCTCTTTTGCTCTGCTCTGATGGGTGCGAGGAATGTTTCCAGACCCTTAATGCCAGCATCAATATCATCTTTATATCGACGGCCTTCAAAGGACTTCTTACCTACATCCCAACTGGATAGCGAGGGCATATCCCAGTGATCTCCAATGTGAACGATCACATCTGGCTTCTTCTCTACAGCATACTTACCTGCCCACTCCAAATGCTTGAGGCTACTACCTGGTTTGACTTGGGTGTCAGGGATAATCATGTGCTTCATAATCTACTCCATTAAAAAAGCCCCCATCAGGAGGCTATGTCTTGGTATGCAATTGCAGCTAGGCCACATATTACAACGATGATTGCGATAGTCACGATGGAACCCCAGTAGTTTGTAGAGGGGCCGATTATATAGGAAGTCATATATGACTTATAATGATATAAATTCATGGATAATATATCATATTTGGCATACTAATCGCAGCTTTCCATCAGGTCAAACCAAAGTTGAACTTCAGTTTTGCATGGGTCAGGATCGTTGTCCCACTCCTGCATATAGACCTCATCACCATGGGCCGAACATCTTGCATAGTCCAGACCCCCATCAAGGAAGTACAATTTGCCGTTGTCATCTCTATGTTGAACATAATCATGCGTACTTATACTCTCGAGAATCTTCCCATCAGGGGTCTGTAATCTATTTCTTATCAGCTTCACGTTTCTTTTTCCACTCTCGCTGTTGATCAAGTGTTGTCAGAATTAAGCCAGTAAGAAAGCCACCCACTATTATTACGCAGATGGCCATACCAAGGGCTTCCACTAGAATGGAATGTCTTCATCGACGGCTACAGGTGCAGGCTTGGCAGGAGCCGCATCACCATCAGTGAAGAACACTTTTACGTTACCGAGGATAGGAGTCTTAACACCCTGCTCACGCTCCTCAGCGGAAGTTGACTGAGATACGAAGCCATTGTTCTCGTACTGGTCTTGCTCGGCAGTATCAATGAAGGTAGTCAGGTCAAGGTATGTACCCTTGGCACCCTCAAACAGTCGCTCTTTGTCGATCTTTGTAACGTCTAACTTAATGCTTAATCCAACTTTCATACTAATCTCTCCGTCTCTGTTGTTATGGTTTCAACTGCGGCCAGAACTTGCTCGGCCATTGCTTCAATAAACTTCTCATTACGTTTTGCTCTTACTAGCAGGTGTGGCATTTCGGGGTGGTAAGACATGAAGTCCCACCAATCTCTCCCAGTTATCCACATACATCCCTGCACTTGCTGGTAATACTTTGCTGGCACCTTACCTGCTCTCAGGTAGCTAACGTGTACCGAATCAGATGGACATTTTATCTCAAGTCCACCATCGGTGCTAACTAAGCCGTCAGGACTACAGCCAAACTCTTCACTGTCATCCAGGATAAAGCCTGTCTCTACCACTTCAAAGTCAGTGATAAACTCATAAGCTTCCCTAGCTTCCGGCTCCAGTGCTGTACCTCTCTCCATGTGTTCGTTGGTGAAGAAGGGTTTACTGCGGCCAGTCAATCTTTCGGCAATCATTTCATTGATGTAGGACTCTGCTGAACTTGAGGGCTTACCACTACCAGTGATTAACTTCCCAAACATTGAGGCTGATGGCCTGCCCAGTCTTGAGGCAAGCCACTCAGGGGAACCCTGCTCATCATTTAAGATGATCATTTTACTTTTGCCTGTAGTGCGGCAATAGCTCTGGTGTAGTGGACTGCCAGCATATTATCTACAGAGTCTGTCTTAAAGTATTTCAGGAACTGCTTAACGTCTGCCTTACTTAACTCAAGCATTGCCTTAATCTCAACTGCTTGCTCTTCACTGACCACCTCAGTCTTGGTTGACTCTGGCAGGTCTTCCCCAGCATAGATGTAGATAGCCAAACCAAACATGGCAATACACTTTACGAGGC